GGACTATCCAACGCTTGCAACTTTTGGGCGTATGCCTGTCGCTCTTGTTTAACATACTCTAAGTGACTACGTTCAGCTTCAATCGCTTTACGTTGTTCAGCTAGAGCCTGAGACTTTTTAGTGTAGTCCGTACCTTGTTGATAGCCTTTGATAAGTTCGTCTAGTTCTACTTCAACTTCCTCACCAGATGCCTTGACTTTATATCTAGGCTTTGGCTGTTCCTCGGATTCCTCCTCAGAATACTCAACTTCATCAGATGCTTGTAGTTCTTCTGTTTGTTCTTCAGATTGGCCTTGTTCGGCTTCGTCAGAATCACCCATCAGACCCATAAACGCTGAAGCGGCTTGGTTTACATCTAGGCTTTCACTCCCTTGAGGGTTGGTGTTTTCCATTTGTCATCTCAATAATCGCCAGAAACCTTCTGGACGGAGGGTAGGGTAAACCCTACAGAATCTTCCACTTCTTCTCTTTAATCACAGTTTCCGAGGCTAAACCTTCTAGGTGTCCTGTAATTAGTTCTATAGACTTAATGTGCCGATAAGCATCCTCACGCCTATCACATTCTTCTGCACTTGTGTTAATTATCACACTAATCTGTTCTTTTTTCAAGTTATCTATAACTTCTTTGAAAAAGTCATCATTTAGTAAGTTTTTAGCCCATTGAGCCAAGACTGCTTTGTCGTTCATAAAAGAGATTTAATTTGTTTCTTTGTAAGTTTTCCAGAGTTAAGCAAACCAAGGAACTCCTCACCATACTTATCCACAGCATTTTTCTTAATGACGTACTCACCAGATTGCAATGAGGCATAACCATCGTCTTGACCCCTTGGGTTTGCGCCCATCAATCTGCTCATAGTAACCATGCCACCATTGGCAAAAGCAGTTCCATCACCAACTCCGTCACCTACTCCGCTTGGCCCTGTATCCCCTGCCTCACCACTATTTCCAGCACTATCTGCTGCGGCTGCTGCGGCTGCACCTGCTGCGGCTGCGGCTGCTGCTGAAGCACCACCAACTGCGGCATCTGCGGCTGCTTGACCTGCTGCGGCTGCGGCTGCGTCTGACATACCTGCGGCACTAGCGGCTGCGGCTGCGGCTGTCCCTGCTGCGGCTGCGGCTGCGCCAGTACCAGAAGCACCAGAGGTTGCTGTATTACCAGTAGTAGCTATGCTATCTACATCTGCTTGTGCCATAGCTGCATTAGCGGCATTGGCTGCGGCTGTATTTGCTGCATTTGTTATTGATGCAACTAATCCCATTGGTAAACCAGTAACCATGCCAACAACGGAAGCTAAACCTTGGCTTACTGTATTTGCTACAGCTAGACCATCAGGGCCAATTGAAAAACCACTATTTCCAGAAGTTGAAGCATTGCCACCATCACCACCGCCATCACCACCAATAAGACCAGTAGTTGTATCGCCTTCAGTCTTTGTGGCGTATTTAGTAATATCAAACTTTTCTGGCAATACTCTAGGTTGCGCCTGTAACAACGAGCCATAAGCAATTCTTTGTTGGTCAGGTACTGTAGTTCCAATTGAGTCTAGCAATGACCTTGTGGGCGCAAACTGCGTCTGTGGACGATATTGGCTTTGTATGCCAGAAATAATGTCCTGATAAGTAGCAGTTTTAGGATTATTTCCACCAACTAATTCAAGCAGTTCTTGGTAATTCATTATGTTCTCACTTAGCAATCATGCTTAACACGTTGTTCAATGATGGAGGCGCACCAACTACATTGCTTTGCATGGTCTGCAATCCAAGATTAGGGTTTGCTGGAACTCCACGAATCATGTCAACAATGCTTTGTGTCGTTGGACGCTCGTTAATCAATCCTTGCGCCAAACGCTTAGATTCTCCGAATGAGGGAAACAACTCACGCATCTGACCTGCAACAATCGGTGCTTGGTAAATGTTAGCAGGATTAAAGTTAAATGGTGTAGTTGGTGTTTTAGCTACAGTACCAATCTTTTGACCAGCGTCAGTTGTGTATGCCTTGTTATACACATCCTGACCAAACTGGAAAGGAACATTAGCTGTTTGAGCCAAGTTAGCCACAGAGAAGTTAGCAGGTAACCTACCACCATTCTGAGCAGCAATCTGGTCAACCAAAGCCTGTACACCAGTAGAGTTAGATTGTGCTTGCTCTAGTGTCTTACCTACACCCAACTGGAAACCATAATTAGGGTCTAACGCTGCTACTGCTTGTGGTGTACCAAATGCTGCATAAACGTCATCCATTGACTGAGCATTAGCCAATGCACCAGTTAGGTTTTTGTACTCAGTACCAGTTAACGCACCAGTACCTAAAGCCAGATTGATAGCTGCTTGTGCTTGCTCACCAGTTAATGTATTTTGTCCTTCTTTTACAACTAACTTGCCATTTTCAAATGAAGTAACAATAGGTTGTTGAGTAACAGGACTAATAAACTGCACAACATTACCAGAAACATTTTTAGAAATGTTTGGCAAAGTTCCATCTAGTTTTGTTGTCATTGTTGCTAAGTCAAATGTCCCATAAGGATTGACGTTTGCATAACGTCCTCCAAATGGGTCACTCTCTAACGCAGCAACATTAGCTGATAACTTACCTGCCGTACCTAAAACACTCGGATTAAATGGGTCATAGCCCAAGTTAGCCATTGCGGAAACATACTCAGTCTGCGTAGGGTTTCTACCTAGCGTACTACGATAACCAGAAATAATGCTTTGTGTATCGTAGTTGTAACCTTCTGTGCTGTAGTTCAATGCGCCTGTACCAGCAACAGAATTACCGCCAGTTGTTAGGTAAGTTTTAGCATTGGTTTTTTCTGCTTCTGTAGCATCACGCCCAAATTGTTGGTTATATGCGTTATCAATAACTGTATCTAACACTTTTGCTTCTGCAACAAGTGGCTTACCAATGTTGGTAGCGTATTGATTAACAGCAGAAGTATCAAACCCAAGCACACGCCCAAGTTGCTCTGCTGAAACACCTCTGTTTACCGCTTCATTAGCAACTGCTTGATATAAAGCGTCACCAGTTTTACCTGCAAACTCTTTGTCAATAAACTCTTTAACTAACTGGTCTGAAAAATATGCTGGTGCTGTAGCCATGTTTAACCCCTAATCTCTACGTTAGATGTAATGCCAGCACCAATCTTCATTGCTTTCAATTGTGCTTCTGCTTCAAACTCTTGTTGCTTCATAGCAAAGTAAGCCTGTTGCTTCTCACGCTCTAATTGCAACTTAGCAGCCTCTTTCTCACGCATCATCTGCATTTCAACAGCAGCCTTCTGTTGCGCCATCTCTGTATCAATCTGCATCTGTTGTTGTTTCAACTGAATGTCAGCTTGTGCCTTAGCTTGGTTAGCCTGTATCTCAGCTTGTGTTCGAGCCATGATTGCTTGAACTTCTGGAGGCATCTGCTGTTGTTGTGGAGGAGGATTGCTCAACGCTTGGTCTTGCTCTGGTGTAATCGCCTTGTAGAACTCAGCACTATCTTTGAACCCTGCAATCTCAACCATGCGTCCCAATGTGCCACGATACTGAGCAGGTGAAACGTAAGGATTAGCAGGGCCATACTGAGCAATCAACTGCTCTTGTTTAGCAAGAACCATAGACAACATAGCCATCTGCTCTTGACGATTCCCTGCGCCCAGACCCACGTTGATAGAAACATCGTATTGGTTAGCCCATGTTCTAGGGTCAAACTCTACGAACTCACCACGCATACGCACCATACGAGCCTTGTCCTGATACTTACAGAGCAAGTGCAAGATGCCTTGGAACAAAGACTTAACACCTGTCTCAGCAAAGATTCGAGCCATCAGTTCAATCTTACCTGCGCCAGCTTGTTGCATAGAAGCTACTGCTGCTGCTGTCACGTTCTGCAAGATAGCAGGGTCTAAACCTTGTGAAGCATCAGATACGCCTGTACGCTTAGACTGTACTGTGTCCAGATACTGAAGCATTGGGAAAGCAGCTTGCGCTACGTTCTGAACAACTAATTGTTGAACAGCACCCTGTGACTTGGCCCTGATAACACCACCTGCGGTAGATGTAAGCAAATCGTCAAGGTTTACCTGACCCTCAATAGCTACTACTCGTGCATTGTTTGTCAGATATAAGTTATCCAACATCTGACGAGTGATAGTGGTCTTAATCAGTTGTAAGTCTGTTGTCCTATCTGCCAACGAGTTACCAAAGAACTTGTGTGGAATTGGGATAGGACAGATTGAGTGGAAAGGAACATAGTCCACTTCCTCAACCATTTCCTTACCATCCTCATCTTGCAGAATCTCATTAGAAGCGTAAAAGACTTGAGTCAGAGCAGCAATGCCCTTTCCGTTCATATCAGTTTTGACATAGCACTCAAAGACCTCAATCTCTTGCATTGATGGGTCATCAGTCTGCGTTTGGTAAGGTTGCTCACCAGCAGAGTAACGAGCCACACGCTCTGGTGTGTATGCCAAAGCATCACCCATCTGCAAACTCTCTACCTGTTTCTTATTGAAACCCATAGCAACCAAGTCACTACGAGTCAACATCTGCCTGTGGGCTACGAAAGGTGAATCAGCAATAGTTCTAGCCTTCTTGCTAATTAAGAACTCCTCTGGAGGAACATTCTCAATCGTTACTTTGCCTGATTTTTTCTTCTGTTGGACAACTACGTTATGCGTAGAACCCATCACAGGCATACCCATAGGGTCTATAACTGGCTGACCCATTGGGTCAATAATTGGAAACTCTGTCGTATCTTGCTCGACTATCTCCATAGTCTCATCACTCATCAGCATTGCTAACTCGTCATCAGACAAGTCAAAGTAACGCTCTTTAGTAATGTCTTCTTTGTCTTCCCAATAAGCCTTAACGATGCCGTTCTTCTGCATCAAGGCATCTTTAAACCAATCATGCAGAATAGCTACACCAGCGTTATCACGATTGAAAACCCAATTGCAGTAATCAGTAGCTTGCTTGGCAGAGGCTTCATCCCTTGGGCCTTGTGGCTCAAAGACTACGATATTGTCTGAGCCTGTAAAGATACGAACTAAGCTAGGTAGCGCACCATCTATCGCTTCTGCCACTTCTCCAGTAACGATTTGAGATTTACCCTCAACTTCATTACCATATGGCTGTCGTAGATAAGCCTCCAGAGCCTGTTTGCGCTGTTC